AAATAATATAATGTTTGATATTTCCGAAATAATCAAGAGAATCATAAAGTATTTAGTAGAAGGTTTAATGGTTGCCATTGCTGCATACGCAATACCACAACGATCATTAAATATAGAAGAAATATCTTTGATAGCATTAACTGCTGCTGCGACCTTTAGTATATTAGACTGTTATGTTCCAAGTATAGGGGTATCAACTCGCACAGGTGCGGGATTCGGTATAGGCGCAAATATGGTGGGGTTCCCAGGAGGGTTATAAGAATGTAAATTATTAATCAATAATATCACATAAATAAAAATATGATATTATTGATGTGATTTTAGTAAAAATAATAAACATGTAAAGTTTTGTTATAAATTATATATTATATGTCAGGTAGATCTTTATTGGTATAATTTCCTTCTGTAATTAATGAAACAACATGTATTCATTCAGGTATAAATAACAATCCCAATTTATCAGACAACATAAATCATAGTATTCATATAAATGGGTCAAAGAGAGAATATACAACTCTAAATATGAGAACACATAATAAAATAAGCATAAATAAAGTACTACTATGTTTTCCAGGAGGAGGAGAATCTATAAATACCTTTATTTCATATACACAATTTGACCAAATTAAAACTCCTGTCATCATTTTCTTAGGTCAACAATCTGCGAATACATATTCATTTCAAAATGCATTCCCTTGGTTATACGCGGATGATTATCAAAATGATGTATTATTCGTAGATACTGTTCTTGAAAAGCATTGTATAAATGTGCCACAAATATTTTTAACTGGGAAATCTGATGGAGCTGGATTTGCTATTTTATACTCGAATCTATCGATTTATAAAACGTATATAAAGGCAATTGGTATTTGTTCCGACGCCCATTTTGGAATAAATAGCAGAGAAAATATTGGGAAATATAGTTCATCAAATTGCTTCAAAGGTAAAGATGGTGTAATTATTCCTTACAATATAATATTACCTCCTCAAAATGTCTCTCTATTTATAATACATGGAACAGCAGATACAGTTATGCCTTATTATGGAAATAATTATATAAACTCTAGTGCGATAACGCGTCGTAATAATACATTATGGAAAACGATTGATCCGTCTATAAACGGACCACCTGTTCAATCAAATGTAACAAGTAATACATATACACCGAATATTAATAATTATGTTGAAAAAATGAAGACAATTTTTCAATTCAAAAAAGCGTATTTTATTGATGAACCGAATTATTCATTACATACATATAATAATAGAAATAATAAAGTAGTTAATTTTATTACGATAACCGGACAGAAACACTGCTGGTCAGGACACTATTATTCGGGACAAGGTTCGAGTGAACCAACAAATTTTTACTTAGATGCAACGTATCTACTCATTTTATTCTTCGATTTAGATAGAGGAAAATATATTCCGACTATAAATACGACACCTGATGTTTTTTTAAACTATCGCAATGAATCAATCTTTGGAAAATCCACCTTTGCGAAAGGTTGAACCAAATAATGCCGTAGGCGTCTACTTTTTCAAAGTGGAATTTTAAATAGTCGAAATAAACTCCCAATTCAATTCTTCGCAAATTTTGCGCCAAATAGTATCTTGTTCAATCAATTTCTCTCTATCTTTCAACATAGGTATTTCTTTTAAATAAGATGTTTCGCCAAGCAACTCGAAGAGTTTATACAGAACATAATAATAATGAAGAAAATTCACTCTATAATCAGGACAATGTCTAGCATATGGATATTGAATTTCCATAAAAAAATTACATAATGTATCTTCTAATTCTTGAGAAATAATGGGTGGTGGAATACCTAGTTTATCTTTAATAAAATTAATGTGTTCATAATACTTATTGTATCCCAGTTTTTTCAGCAACAATTTGGTATCATTATATGTGAGTATATTGACCTTTATTCTCTCTTTTTTTATTTGGCCCATTAAACTTTCGATAACGTTATTAGGAATCAATGTTGTTTCTTTACCTTGGAATTGTGCCAATATTTCTTTAAAATGGTTAATTTTTTTATAAGCATAAAAACATATTTCTTTAGGAGGTTCTTTATAGGACGGTTTATCATTTTCAATAAGAAATTTTTTATTACTAAAACATACATTACACATTAATACGCCTTCATCATCCATAGGTATATATTCTCCTTTATGACAATAAGAACATATATCGCTTTGTTTGAGATAGTCATCCGTATTGATAAATGAATTATCGATATTACTCAAATATTTAGAAAAAATGTTGTGATTTTTCTTCTCTATTTTGTTGGGTTCAACTGTGTCATTTTTTTTGATTTTAAAGAATGCATGAAGCATATTATTTTTATTAGGAGTTTCGCCTTGAGAAATACTTTTTTTATTCTCAAAGTAGTCGAATATATATTTAGAATTATCTAAATAATAGTTTAATCTTCTGTTTTCCAGTGTGTAAATATGTTTTTTTATTTCTCTGATTTTATCTTTCATATCCATAATTTGTTCAATATTTAGGGTTTTATTTGATTCTACAGATTTACTTAATTTTGAAAGTTCCAAATGTAACTTAGGCAACTTATCGTTTTCATCTAGATCAAATTCGTTGATAAAATCATTATGTTTCGTATCTAATGAAAAGAGAACATTTCTGTTTACTTTTAATTGTTTAATTGGTTTCGGTTTAAAAGACGGCATATATATTTTTTATATTTATTATTTAATTCTTAATTAAGTAATATAATAATAAGTATAAGTGAAAATATAAAATACTATATTTAAATTATGGAGTTAAATATTCATTTAGAACAAGACCAGAACATAAAAATCGAACATATTCAATTTCAAAAAATGTTATTCATTTTTAACGCAATTAATGATGGATGGGTTCTTAAGAAAGAAGATGATTCTTATATATTTACAAAACCCCATCATGGCAAAAAAGAAATATTTAAGGACGAATATTTGTCAACATTTATTAAAAAGAATTTTAATTCCAGTAATTTATTATCTTGACTATATGCTTTCTAAATAATTTTTTGTAAAATGTGTAAAAATTGAATTGTGTAGGTAATTATTAATTTTGAATTAAAACTCGAAATTTTTTTCTTTAGCAATAATATAAACTATGGGCGGTGGTTTAATGCAATTAGTCGCATATGGCGCACAAGATGTTTACCTTACAGGCAATCCTCAAATTACTTTTTGGAAAGTGACATACAGACGATATACTAATTTTGCTATTGAATCAATTGAACAAACATTTAATGGACAAGCGGATTTCGGGCGTCGTGTTACATGCACAATTAGTCGTAATGGAGATTTAGCATATCGCACTTACCTTCAAATTACTGTTCCAGAAATTAATCAATACATGGGAAATACAACATCTCTTGCAATGGGTGCTCAATCTGTTTATGCCAGATGGTTAGATTTCCCTGGTGAACAAATGATCGCCCAGGTTGAAGTTGAGATTGGTGGTCAACGCATTGATCGTCAATATGGCGATTGGATGCATATCTGGAATCAATTGACTATTACCAAGGAACAAGAGAGAGCTTATTTCAAGATGGTTGGTCAAACAACTCAATTGACATTTATCACTGATCCTTCTTTTGCCGATGTTGATGGTCCTTGTGATTCTTTGGCGCCAAGACAGGTCTGTGCTCCTCGTAATGCTCTTCCTGAGACGACTCTCTACATTCCTTTACAGTTTTGGTTTAACAGTAATCCCGGACTTGCTCTTCCATTAATTGCTCTTCAATATCACGAAGTGAAGATCAACTTGGATATTCGACCTATTGACGAATGCTTGTGGGCAGTTACTAGTTTGTCATGTAACTCTAATGGTTCTAACCCATCGAGTCAATTACCTATTGGAAACACGGTTTCGGCAACAATTGCCTATAACCAGTCTATGGTTGCTGCCTCTTTATATGTTGACTATGTCTTTTTAGATACTGATGAGAGACGTCGTTTTGCACAGAATCCCCATGAATACTTGATTACACAGTTACAGTTTACTGGTGATGAAAGTGTTGGATCGTCATCGAACAAGATTAAGCTGAACTTTAATCACCCAGTGAAGGAGTTGATTTGGATTGTCCAACCTGATCAAAATGTGGATTACTGTTCTTCTCTTTTGTGTGATGCTCTTTTATTTAAAGTGTTGGGAGCTCAACCATTTAACTACACTGATGCAATTGATGCGTTACCTAATGCGATCCATGCCTTTGGTGGGCCAACAGAAGTTACTGCTGGAAATTACATTGATGCCCGTGGTTTGTTCGAGGATGCAGGAGCAGAAGATGCTTGGACTCCAACCAACTTTACTGGATACTGGAATGGTCCTAATGATCCTTACAATGAACCCAATTTTGGTGGAAAGAATGTTCCAATTAACCCCAACTTTGTGGGGAATAACGCATCTCTCCAATCCGCATTGGCAAGTGTTGGAGCTGGCAATTTGAATGATATTACAGGATCAGGATTTGGTTCTGGTAGTGGATTACCCGCAGTTCCTCAATATGTCTACCACAATAACCATAATGCCAACTCTTCTGTCTCTGATGCTGGAACATTTGTTCTCTCTGAGACTTCAGTTGATATGCATTGTTGGGGACAGAACCCAGTTGTTGTTGCCAAGCTTCAACTGAATGGACAGGATCGTTTCTCTGAGCGTGAAGGATCTTACTTCTCATGGGTTCAACCATTTCAATGCCACACACGTAACCCTGATGAGGGAATCAATGTTTACTCTTTTGCTTTGCGACCTGAGGAACATCAACCATCTGGAACATGTAACTTCTCGAGAATTGATAATGCGACTCTTCAATTGGTGTTGTCGAACGCAACAGTCGAAGGAACAAAGACTGCCAAGGTTCGTGTTTATGCCACTAACTACAATGTTTTGAGAATCATGTCGGGGATGGGTGGGCTCGCGTATTCCAACTGAGTGGATTGGGTGTATATTTTATACATACATATATATTCGTATATTTATATTAATTTCAATATAAAAACTTCATATTATAATAAAATATAATATGAACTCAAAAATTGAATCAGTTATTGATGAAGGAGAAAATAATAATACAAACAACATCAAAATGAAACCAACATATTCAAGCAATACAGAATTAATGTGTGGCGTCATTAATTATAATGGCAAAACATATTACGTTGATTATAGAGAGAAAGACCGAATTATTAATTTTGAAAAAAAATTCGTCTTTGTCAATGACGATGATATATATCCATCGTATTGTAGTAATTATAAAAGATACACTTATTTGGAATTTATATTCCATGTAAACACAGAGACTGTTCATTATACATTCAAAAATGGAAATATATATGATTTACGACAATCAAATGTCAGAATCTCTCATTTCTACGCCAAAAATATAGAAGCAACTTATAATGTATTGGAATATAAAGAAGGACATTATTATACATTGGGACAACATGCTGGCGTAATGAAAAATCCAATGTGGAGAATATTAGAAGACGATAAAGAATATATATTAATGTATTGTGAAAAAGATACTATATGTAAATTATGCCATGAAAGTTATCAGAAAATATTGGACTATGAAACAGAAAACAATAATGGTAAAAAAATGACTTGGTTTAAGCATTTAAATGGATATATATTGAGTTCTGGTAATTTATTTATCCATCAGGTCATTACTGGATGTTATGGGAATGGCAAGGGAACGAAGGTTATTAGTGTCGACCATATTGACCGCGACCCGCTCAATAATACGATGACAAATTTGCGTATCGCAACGAGAAAAGAACAGGAAGCCAACACAAAAGGAATTATGGAAGCAACCAAACGTGCCAGAAAAACGAGTGCTATTGCCCTACCAGAAGGAATAACTCAAGAAATGATGCGTAAATATGTGGTATATTATCATGAATGGTTGGACAAAGACCGAACAAGATCAAGAGAGTTCTTCAAGGTCGAAAAACATCCAAAATTGGATAAAATCTGGTGTACAACTAAGTCGGGAAAAATAACTATCCAGTCAAAACTCGATGCAGCAAATAAGGTTGTTGATGACTTAAATGAAAACATACAACCATTAAAAAGTGAGGCTACCTTACCTAAATATGTATCACTAATAATTGCGAGGGATAAACCACATTTAGTATTTGAAAAACGAATACTAAATGGAAAGCGTTTGAATATCAAAATGGTTCTTCCAGAAGAATATGACTTAGATGAGCAACTAGATAAATTAAATGAAAAAGTTAAAGCAAAGTATGAAGGCGAAACAATTATTATGATCGAAGAAGCATAAGATGTATTATATTATTTAAATAAATAACATATTATTTTTTCTGTGTATTAAAATTCAATTACTTAATTCAATTTATTATGAATAACAAATATAAAAGAAAAAATATACATGAAATTGGAAACAATATAGAATGTAGAAGAAAAAATATATTTAGATGAATATCAAAATATATTCAATGTGTTTGAATTTGATAACAATTAATAGCATTATAATATTATTATAATATGTTATGCGTTTTAAATTTCTAATAAATATCTTCTATTATTATGGAAATAAATAAAGAAAACTGCGAAAAGGATGAAAAAGATGAAAAAGATGAAAAGGAAATTCGCTATATAAATGTAGAATATTTATATAATAATAGATCACTTCTGCTTAGAAGAGTATTAAATAAACCAATTTATATGTATAAGTATGATAATCAACAATGTAAATATTATGGTCGTTTTAAATATATTGAAATATCATTATACACACAACACCCAAAATATAAGGTTTATTATATTAAAAAAAATACCAAACCTCCTTTTTCACGAAAATTAAAAATATTGTTTTATAAACCGAATGATACAATATATTTTAATAATGCTTATTGTTTATGTTATGATTTTCCCTCCATAAAATCTAATTCTAGTTCTAGTTCTAATTGTAATTCTAGTGATAAATATAAGACAAATGAATGTTCTCAAACAGATGCTACTTCAAAACCCCAACTCACAATATCAACCGCGTCTTTTTATGTAAAATGTGTTAATAATTGCTGCTGCTGTTGCTTAAAACGTTCTACCAAAATATCGAATAGTA